TCGGGATATGAGCGAAATGAGTGCATATGTGTATGATACGCGAAAAGAGTTGGAATCTTACGAACGGCAACTCGACCAGTTCGTTTATACCCATGATTTGAACTGGAAGAATATGGAATAAAATAATTGCCGTTATTTGCTTAAAAAGTGATAAAAATTTTTTTCAAAAAATATCAAAAAAGTACTTGACAAAAAAAAATAAAATGATTATAATAAAAGCATAAAGGTTGCAGGAAAGCAACTAAAAAATTAACTTAGAGAGGTAAGATTATGGCTATTAACAGTTATGGAGATTTGCTTCTGAGAATGGTTCAGAACAGATTCTCTTACGGTGGAACTAGTGACGCAAATTTCAATAAAGCGTTAAACACATCATTGAAATTTGGAATCAAGTTTGACAAACTTGATTCTGATTTTACCAAAATTTGGAATAAAACCGATGATTTAGTTCATAAATTGGCGGTTGAAAATACCACGCTAAAAAATTACCCTGGATATCTCAAGTTTCCAAAAAGTACGTTGGATGAATATTTTGATAAATATGCAAGTGACGCTGTCAGAAAGGAAATTTCCAAAGTGTTAAATCTGAAACAGTAACCAGTCGTGGAGCAGGTTCCACAATGGAAAGTGGAACATGAAATACGATAGAAATGGAAATCTGATTAAATTCAATGAGGGGAGAATGTTTTGGTAGCACTGGAAAACAAAAGATGTAACTTACTTAAAAATTTTCTGTAAAGATAAATTTTTGGGGCGAAAAAACCTATAATAGTGTTGGAGGCAGAAAATGGAAAAGACGCGGACGAGGGAAAATCAAAAAATGATGTGCTTCTGGATTATGCAGAAGAAACGCGAGATTTTTGTTGCGAAATTTAGCAGGAACGTGAGTGCGTTTTTGAGGGCGTGCGTTGCCGAAGCGTTAAAGAATCCGAATTTTTTTCAGAGTATGATTGAAAAAAATAATCTGGACGCATGGGAAACTTCTGAGGAGATTTAATTATGATTGAACTGTACAGAAAATATCGTCCTACATCATTCGATGATGTTGTGGGAAATGAAACTGCGATAAAGGCGTTGAAAAAAGAGTTGGAAAACGGAAGTCATGTTTTCCTGCTTACAGGAAACGCAGGGTGCGGAAAAACCACGTTAGCCAGAATCATGGCTAAGGAAGTGGGAGCAGGGGATTTGTCAATCCGTGAAATCAATTCTGCGGAAAATCGTGGAATTGATACCGCTAGGGAGGTTATGGAGCAAATGCGATACAACCCTAGTGACGGCGATTCGCTGGTGTGGATTTTTGACGAATGTTTTCACAAAGATACGCTGATTGATACTTTGCGTGGTAGGGTTAAAATATCGGAAGTTACCCCCAATGAATTAGTTTTTAATTCTGATGGTGTGACTAGAGTTGAAACAGTGCAAAAGAAAAAAGTTGATGTTAATCGGCTTGCTATTTTAACTACAAATTATGGGCAACTATTGACTACGTGTGAACATTTATTTTATACTAATAGAGGCTTTGTGAAGGCTGAAAAATTAGTTAAAGGAGATGTTCTGTATGATATTCAAGATATGCCCAATATGTGGAAAGGAATTTCAAACATATCCGTCAATAAATTCAGAAACTTGCGGAAAAGTTTGTGGTGGGTTGCTACGCAAACAGAGAGGGTTATCGGAGAAACAGAAGAAATTTTATTCCGATATGAAAGAGAGAAACAAGAAAGAATTGACTTGCCCAGTGTGTGGGAAGATTTTTACAGTTCAGGCAAACGACCCTCAGAAGTTTTGTTCGACATTTTGCAGTCATATTGGACAAAAGCATACAACGGTTCAATTAGTGAATCGGGTATGTGTGATTTGTGGGAAAGAATTCAGCGTGAAGCCTTGGAACAAGAAAAAGACCTGTTCAAAAAGTTGTCAGTATACCTTGATGGGTTTGATTTCTGTTGGCAAGAAATGTTCGGAAAAGAAAAGACGACAGATGATAGAAAACAATCCGTCAAAAAATCCTTGTGTCTTGCAAAAGATGAAAGATACAAAAATGAAGAATGGAACGCTGCATATTTGGAGTGGAAAGCGTGGAGGGAACGGTCAGTTTACGAAAGAGCAGATGATATTATACAGACGGCTGGGGGAGGGTTGGTTTTTGGAACTTCCTATAAGAACAATGAGAAAATCACCATATCCGACGAATTACAAGGTAGATATAGGGAATCCATCTTTGAAGATTGCGATAGAAGTGGACGGTCAGACCCACAATTCTCCGAGGCAACGTGCGTTGGACTTAAAGAAAACGAGTTTGCTGGAAGTGTTAGGGTGGAGAGTGTTGAGATTTACCAATCGACAGATAAATCAAAATCTTTCAGATGTTATTTCACAGATAAAGAATTATCTGATGGAGTAGTCGATATGTATGATTTGGGGGTTGAGGGTTCACCGACATATTATGCTAACGGCTTGTTGGTTCATAATTGTCATCAATGGCTAGCCCCCGTCCAGAATGCTTTCTTGAAAGCGTTGGAGGATACACCTGAGCACGTGTATTTTTTCCTGTGTACCACCGACCCTCAGAAACTTATTGCACCGCTCAAGACACGATGTTCAACCGTGAATGTCAGTCCGCTGGACGATAAGGAAATGACGTTTCTTCTTAAGCGGACGGCGAGGGCAGAGGGTAAAAAATTAACGCCTGAAATTACGCAAAGGATTTGTGAACTTGCGCAGGGCGGTTCGCGAACAGGACTTAAATTGCTGGGAAAAGTGTTGTTTTTGGATTCGGACGAAGAACGCATGGAAGCGTTGAAAGTTGATTCGGACGAAAATTCCCAAACCATAGAACTTTGCAGGGCGTTGCTGGCTAAAGACTGTACGAGCGCGAAACTCTTGAAACTCTTAAAAACATTGGATTTGAGCAATTCAGAAAGTGTTCGACAGGCGGTTATGGGTTACATGAATTCCGTATTGTTGAGCGGAAGGGGTAGCCCCGAAGCGGTTTGTGCCATGCAGGCGTTCAGTAATGCGGATACGTATCGCAACGGAAAATTTGCAATTACCGTGGCAATTTTGGATTTTATCAACCTTTTGGGATAAAATTTAATTTTCAATTCCTATAATATTTTTGGAGGCATAAAAATGGAAAATGAAGATTTTCAAAAAGATTTGTCTATCGACAAGTACAAGTTAGATGAGGAATGTCTGACGCATTCCAACCGTTATGCGTACTATGCTGAGGCGCAGGCACAGGCGAAAGCGAATGTGTCAAAGGCAAAAGACAATCTGGAATTAGTAGAAAGCGAATCGAATTTGAAGATTCGGAAAAAGTTTGCCGAAGAGGGGCAAAAAGTGACTGAATCGGTTGTTTCCTGTACTTTGGCTATGGATTCCGATGTTATTAACGCAAAGAATGAGTTGCGGAATGCTGAAGAAACGTTTTCGCGGTTGTCGGTTGCCGTTAGTGCAATGGACGTTCGGAGGTCGGAACTTGATAACCTTGTCAAGTTGTATTGTTCAGGATATTTTTCAACGCCGTCAAATGTTGAGAAAAAAACAATGAATGAACGAGTGTCAGATGATATTCGGCGAAATCTTAATAAATAGGTGGTAGGTTATGATTAACAAGAATTTAATGAAAATGTACCAAAAAAGGTACGAATCCAGAAATTCAGGAAGTGGAACGCGGAAAGGCGTGATGAACTTTAATAACGTTGAATTCTTCAAACCAGAAGAAGGACGAAATAGAGTCAATATCATTCCTTATACAATAAAAACCAAAAATCATCCGATGGTGCGGAGAGGGGATTGTCAAATTGGGGAAATCGACTATTGCTTGGATATCTGGGTTCACAGGTATGTAGGCGCAAATGAATCTTCCGTGCTTTGTCTTAAGAAGAATTACGGAAAACAGTGTCCGATTTGCGAACAGGCGGATATGCTGAAAAAGCAGGGAAATGAAGAAGCGAAATCACTCAATTCCGTTCAGCGCGTATATTACAATGTACAGGATTTGAAAGACGGAAAACTGAAAGTTTTTGAAACAAGTCATTTCCTTTTTGAAAAGGAACTCATCGAGGAAGCGAGGGACGATGACGGCGGAGAGGGATTTGTCGATTTTGTTGATACGGAAAACGGGAAGGAAGTTTCTTTTAAATGTACTGAAGTGAAGAAAGGTTCGTTGAAATTTAACGAATATAAATCATTCAGATTTGAGGATAGGGAAGAAAAAATTTCCAAGGATTTACTGGATTCTGCAATTTCGTTTGACGAAATTTTGAATGTGCCGACATACGAAGAAGTGCAGAAAATTCTTTTTGGTTCAGATGACGAAGATTCGGAAACTGAAGACGAAAAAGTGATTGAAAGTTGGAATGTTGATGATTCAGACGAATCGGAGTCAGAAAAGACGGAAGAAAAAACTAGAAAGTATGACAACGGTTGCTCATACGGACATAATTTTGGCAAGGATTGCGATAATTATGATGATTGTGAAAATTGTTCCTGCTGGGATAAATGCTGTAAGGCGAGCGACTAAAAACATGCGGTAGATTTGCTTTTTGTGCAAGTCTACTGTTCGGAGGTATGAATTGGTTTATATCAATGATTTGGCGAAGCGTTGCAAAGAAAAAGGGTACCCGATGTCAAATTTCGGAATATATTTGGCAGGGAAAAAGAACGGATTCCTGTACAAGAATTCTGATGATGAGTGGGAACTTGACAAAGAGAAGTTTTCGGAATGGCTTGAGAAAAGCATTGAAGGAATTCCCGAAGGATATTTGAGCGCAAAACAGATTGTCGAAGAATTCAAAATTTCTTTGGCGTCTGCATATTCCGTTCTGAATAATTCTGAATGCGAAACTAAAAAATTCGGGTTTCGGAGGTTGCTGTGCGGTGAACGAGAATCGATTAAAAGAATTATCGAACAATGTGGTAAATGCGGTAAGAGCAAGAAGCACAAATATGATTGGGGAGACGAAGATGGAAACGATTAGATTCAGCAGTGGCTGTAAATTGCTCGACCTTGTAACAGGCGGAGCAAAAGGTGTTTACGGATTCCCAGCAGGGAAATTCATAAACATCGTTGGTGATAAAAGTGCGGGAAAAACGTTTCTTGCAAATGAAATAATTGCCAGCGCATACCATAAATATGGCGACAAAAAATTCAAATGGGTTTACGATGACTGCGAAAGCGGTTATTCGTTTGATTCTGTCGGAATGTATGGGTTCGATATTATCGGCGAAAATCCCGTGCATTCTGAAACTGTTGAAGACGCATTCTGCAACATTTCAAATTTCGCGAAAAAACTGAAATCAGACCAGTTCGGCATTTATGTAATTGATTCGCTGGACGGATTGACAAGCGCGGAACAAGACGAACGCGCCGAGGAACGGATTAAAGCGTATGACAACGGTAAGGAATACACTAAGGGTTCATACAACATGGGCAAGCAAAAATATTTGTCACAGGAATTTTGCCCTCAACTCTGTTCGGTAATTCAGGATAAAAACATTTTGGTTATTATCATTTCCCAGATTCGCGAGAATGTTGATATGTTCAGTTTTGAGAAATTTTCACGTTCAGGCGGAAAGGCGATTGATTTTTATGCGCATTCCGTGATTTGGCTGGCGACCGTCAAAAAGATTGAGAAAAAAGACAGGGTTGTCGGGGTTGTGGTTAAGGCGAAAACGACAAAATCAAAGACACCCAGACCATTTCGGGAATGTTTTTTCAGTCTTATATATGATTATGGACTGGATAATACAGGGACGAGCGTTGATTATCTTTTTGATTTGCGCACCGAAAAAGGTGAATTGACAAAAAAAGCGAACGTCATTAAATGGGATAACGGTGATTCAACGGGATTATCCGAACTGAAAAAGTGGCTTTCAGAAACAACATATAAAGATTATTCGCTTGCGGATATGTATGAAGACAGTAAGTATTTCGATGGAAAGGCAACGGCGGATTCGATAATTGAATTTACGCAG